CCGATAAGTACTCCATGTCCAGCTGCACCAGTGGTGACTCGTCACCACCACTGGTGAGGCCTTGCCCCTTGGGGGGAGGCATGCCCGGCGGCTGCGGCTCACCGGATGACCACGTAGGTGGTGGCCACTGTCTTGGATGTGGCCGTTCTTTGCAGGCTCGGGATGTTGAGCTTGCTGTTGGTAGCCCCATGGAGCTGGAGGACGTCCAGCTCCCCTACATGGGGGGGGAAGGCGTTAGGTACGGGTGGGAGGCCGAGACCGAGGTGTGGTCAGGCGGTTCATGGAGCCCGATCAACGACCTTGCTGGCAGCGTGGTGGTAGTCCACCTTGCCGGCCCCGGGCCACTTTCTGTGAATGCTCGGATCCCTTGGGGCGATGTTTGGCAAACCCCATCATATGTGGCCGGAGGGCCGACGGTGGTGGTTCGGGGAACGGTTAATACCGTTTCGAATACGCGCGTTGCGGATGGCATTCTTTTCGCCAGGGTGCGCATTGATGGAGTGGAGCTCGTTGCTTACGATGACGATTGGATGGAAAATCCCTTACCCTACACCTTTCCCGATGAGTCTTTTGAAATTTGGAGACCATTGTTATGGACGTAGCACAACGCATTCTGATTCGATATGGCCTTCACCAGTTGTACAATCATTTGTCTGGTGGGGGCCGAGTTGATGAGGGTGTCATTGATGCTGCTATCCAGGACGTTAGGGCAGGTAGACGAGGGGGTGTTGCTGATGTTGATGTTGATGAATTGTCTCGTAATGTTGATGAGTTTTTGGTTAGTGCGAATGGTGGTGATGGCAATGGGGCGGATGTTGGGGGTGGCTCCCCTGGCTCCGCCCCGGGGGGTCGGGCTAAGAGCTCGGCCCATCTTAGGTCCGCTTGGAGATTTCTGGCTATGGAGTTGACCACCCACCGCCGGAACGTTCAGGGTGATATTGAGCGGACTCGCAGGGTGGCGGCGAAGTACAAGAATTTCGCCACCCGGGTTGCTCGGGCAGGTTATTGGCGCTCGGTGGGAGCGGTCAAACGGCCTGAGCAGGCTGCTCGGTTGGACACGTCGTGGACAATTCGCGACTTGTTGCCCAATTGGTTGCAGCGATTTGGTCTTGAGGCTTCACAGCGGATCTTGGCCGGTAGGGTGTCAGCAGCGTTTTTGGCGTTGTCTCCAGATGAGGAGGCTGCTAGTGACGTGCGATATCATTCATCGGCTTGGGACTCGTTTGTGTCCTGGCTTGGGGGGGGCCACCGGCGTCGCCATCGCGCTAGTAATCGTTGGACTAAGCGCATGGCTCTCTTGCGAAAGTTGCGGGAGCAGTTGATATTTGGGGCTGAGGGCATCCGTAGGGTGCGCAGTCCTGTCAACGACGCATGGTGCTCAATACAGGCTAGGAAGCTGGTGTCAGAATTGGTTGAGCGGGAGGAAATTGATGCTCGCCACGCTCGGTGGTACAGGGACGCGTTGGTCACAGTCTTTTATTTGGAGGACGACGACGACAAGTTCTTTAGTGCCTTGGGCGACACTAGTGCAGGTCGCATTTACTAGGGGTGTGCCGTCGTATTGACGGCAGTGGACACGCGTAAAGAGATATACCACCGGGGCGAAGGATTCAACGGTGTCCAAGACGGTATTGTTGTCACTCGGTGGCACACCCCCAGGCCAAAAATGGCGCGGCAGTACGTTAAGCAGGTATCGGTATCACCTGCTGATTTTCGCTGTCATGCCAACAGTTTGCCCAATATTTTGAGAGCCCTCAACGAACGCGTTTTTAATGTTGAGGGACCGGGCGGACTCAAACCCACCCCCTTGCCTGCGCCCGGGGCTTGGGTGAGAATGTCGGACGTAGGTAGGCGGCTTGCCCTGAAAGTTAGGGAGATTGCGCCAAATGTGCAAAGGTTGACCTGTGATGAGTTTGTCATGCAGTGTCCCGCGCATAAGCGTAGTCTATATGCCCAGGCCGCCACTGAATACCGGCATCGTGGTTGGGCACCCCGAGATGCTAAGCTTGGTTCTTTCGTTAAGTTTGAGAAGATCAAGTTCGAAGCTAGCGGGAAAAAGGCGGACCCATGCCCTCGGCTGATTCAACCACGGTCAGTCGTGTATAATGTGGCATTGGGACGGTACACGCGGCGTATTGAGAAGGAGATGTACATGGCAATCTCCGCCGTGTGGGACGTGGATGCAGGGGAGGAGGTCGTGATGAAGGGCTTGGATGTGGAGCAGACGGCGGATCAGTTGTGGAGGAAGTGGAGCAAGTACGAACAACCCGTTGCGGTGGGATTGGATGCAAGTCGGTTTGATCAGCACGTTAGTGTGGATGCCTTAAAATTTGAACATGGCGTTTACAAGAAGGTGTTTAAAGGATCGATAGGGCAGAATGAGTTGGCACAGCTGTTGAAGTGCCAGCTCAAGAACCGTGGCAAGGCGTTCGTTGACGGCTATCGGGTGGACTATGAGGTGGACGGTTGCCGTTGCAGCGGTGACATGAACACTTCGTTGGGAAATTGTGTCATTATGAGCGCATTGGTTTTGCAGTATTGCAAAGAGCGCAAGATTGTGGCCAGCTTGGCCAACAATGGAGATGATTGTCTGGTTTTTATGGACAGACGGTCACTTGGCACATTTCAAAATGGTCTATCCGAATGGTTTCTACGGCTCGGCTTTGAGATGAAGGTAGAGGATCCCGCGTTTGTTTTTGAACAGTGCGAGTTTTGCCAAATGAGACCGGTCTGGAATGGGGAGCGCTGGGTGTGTGTGCGCAACCCGCAGAATGCAATGGCCAAGGATGTCATGGCCTTGAACTGCAGGAATGACCGTGATTATGAGGCTTGGCTTGGTGCTGTCGGCGATGGAGGCTTGGCGTTGTATGGCGATATGCCCTTGTACCGCGAGTTGTATACGCGGATGCGGGCTTTTGGGAGGCGCAGCGGCATAGTTAGGGCTGCTGAGTGGTACAACACTGGGTTTTCAAAGCTTGTGGTTAGGCGTAGAACTGATGGCGCGATGGAGATATCGGACGCGTGTCGGTTGTCGTTCGCCCGGGCCTTTGGCATACCTCCCCAGCGGCAGTTGGACATCGAGGATGAGTTGAGACACCTTAGCTTCCGTGTGGGCGGGGCAGTTAATACTGGAGTCTCCTTGTCTTGTGTGTTCTAGCTGACCACTTGGGCATCATGTCTGGGAAAAAGAAGGTTAATAATAATATTAATAATAATGTAGCGCCTAAGCCCGGCGCTCGTAAAAATAAGAATAGGCGAGGTGCGGCGCAGGTTGGGGGGAATGCCACTAGTGTTAACAATCGTGGAGGGCCTCGCGTGCCGCGTACTACAACGGTGAATGGGGGGACCGTAGTGAGTCACACTGAAACTTATGGTGTTGGCGTTGAGGGAAGTGCAGCTTACGAATTATTTTCTACGTGGGCTGTGCAACCCGCATTAAAGGCTTACTCCGAGGGTAGCCCTTTGGGCACCTGGTTGGGCCAGATTGCCGGCAATTTCGACAATTATGAGATACATAAATTGAAGTTCCATTTTAGGACGGCCTGTTCCACTCTGGAAAAGGGGATGCTAATTATGGCATATGAACCTAATCCTGATGGAACTGCGCCGACCTCGTACCAGGAGATGCGAAATATGCACTCCGTTGATGGCACTGTTCATGCTAATCTCACTTTTGACGTCACACCTAAGGTTCGCGGAAAGAAGCTGTTGACCCGTAAGGGTCCGGTATTCTCCTTGCCTAATTACGATCTTGGCAAGGTTTATTTGAGCACTATCGGTTGTACCCAGGACACAGTTTTGGGGTTTGTTGATGTTGAGTACGTGGTGCGGCTTACCAACCCGCAAAGTTCATCTTCTACTAGTAATTACGTTACCCCAACGTTCCCGAACCCAGTGGTACAATTGGTTTGGAACAATGGAGACTTAGCGGCATATACCGATGATGTCTGGACAAATAGTGCTGTCCCGTTTTCTCGAGGGTTTGATGCTGGGACTGTGTACGGCGCGACTTCGTTGGCAACAATAGCGTCGACGACGTTTAACGTGTCTGCATTTAACCAGCTGGGAGCGAGATACAACGAGTCAACTGTGGACAAGTGCTTTTTCATACCCACGTCCGGGCGTTACCGGTTCACGGTGCACATGGTGGCGGATTGGCAGGACCTTCGTTGCTTCAGTATTTTGCCTTTCGTTAAGAGGGGTGGGGCTACTGATGTGGCAAGGTATGCGGTTATGAAGTCCGTCGGTGTTGCAGAGTACGCGTTGGTGGAGTGCCAGTCGATTGCTTTCCGGGGTTTCTCGGGGGTGGCGGCCGGTGATCCAAATCCAGCCACAGACATTCCGGCTCATGGCTCTTGGGAGCTGCAACTACAGTCTGGTGACTTCCTTACGTGCATGGTGGGGGTGCGGGTGTATAACTTTACTCAACCCGTTAATTCCACTGTTAAATACGCAAGTGGTCTAGGACCGTCGTGGGCCAGGCTGGAGTATCTTGGTACGCCAGTACCCGTGTGACGCTTTGTTCATTAATAATAATATTTAATATGCACACATGTTTAGTAGAATAAAAGACAAAAACACCTGGATTGGGGTTGGTCGTGTGATTGGAGGTTGTGTTAGATGTATTCTAAACCTATTATGGTTGTATAAGTGTTGTGACACGAGGGAAAAATTCCCCTTAGGGGGGTCCGCTCCGGAGGATGACCACCAATGGAGCATGCCCACTGACTGTCATGACATGAACTACAATACCGGAGTGGGGTAGGGTTAAGTTGAACCACACCTTTATGATCATTGCCAACCACATAGCCATGCAAGCCTTCCGGACCAAGCGGCTAGGAAACGAAGGCATCACAGCGTCCCTCTGCCGTAGCATGGGGGGACGGGGTTAGCCACCCACACACTGATTGGTTCCCCGTATTGTGGGATAGGTAGGTCAGTACCGAAAGCGAAAGTGGGGGTCGTGGCATCGATCCTCTATAGCGCACTCTG